GACGCGCCTGGTTGCGAGCGGAGCCGATCGTATAAACGGTAGCCGCATCGCTTTCGTACTGCTTGGGCTTTTTCGGCCCCAAGACCTTGTTGATCAGCAGCGACCCGACCGCATAGATCGCGGCCTGCGCCATCCCGGCCGCCATAGCGCTGTAACCGGCAGCGACCATGGCCGTGCCTACACCTGCAGTAAAGATGGTCAGGGCGACCATGGCGACGATCAGCAGCGCCGTACGCCCGACGGTTCCTCGAACTTCGATGACGGTGCCGCCCTTGGGCCTGACCTTGTCGATGATCTGGTGTGGCACCCGGACGCCGTTGATCCGTACCTCCCACGCATCGCTCCCGTAATCAGGCACCGTCCTGGCCAGGAAATGCCCCAGCGTCTCCCGCGGCAGCATCTCTGCAACGATCCGCTGCTGGCCCTCCAGCGTCACCGGGTGGGGCGTGACGACCAGGGACGGCGGGCACGCAGAGAGCGCGTTCAATTCAGCCATTCGTATAATCCCTCGATTCTCAGCCCAAAGTCGGGCAGATCACGGACGCGGTGCAGGACGGCACATCCGTTCTTTTCGTTGGCGTGGAGCACCCACGCCTCATGGGCAAGGAAAAAGAAAACCCCGGCATGGCCGGGGCGTTTCTGCAGCACTTCGATCATCAGCACAAGGTCGCCATCGACCGGCGGACCCGCCCGGGGTTTTGCGAAGGGCTTGGACAACTCACCCAGCTCGGCGGCGCCCTGCACGCCCCGAGGGCGCCTGCCAGGCACCACCACCTCACGACCGAAGAGCTCCCGCTGGACGAGCATCACCAGGTCGGCGCAGTCGAAGTCGTCGGCGCTATAGGGCAGGCCGACGTAGCGCTCCACATCTACCAACTTCACGTGAATATTCCCGGGAGCGTGAACTGGTTTGCCCTGAGTTTCACCGCCTGCTGCCGCATGATGTAGTCGACACCGCACTGCGCCGATGCCGTCGCTCCGGTGATGGTCACGCTGCTCACCGGCAGGAAGTAGTCGCGCTCGATCGTGTTGGGGTCTGCCCGATCAGAGACCATCAGCCTGGCCATCAGAACCTCGTTGGGACCGATGGACTCGAGATCTTCGGAGATACCGCGGCCGACGTTGTCCACCACCAGCTGCGCGCGCGGGCTCTGGCCCTTGGTGTCGTTCGGCAATTTGAAGTCGAAGGGGGCGCCGAGATAGACGACGCCCTTGCTGGTCCAGTCCTGTGTGTCGTTGACGATGCGGAGAGGGTTGGGAAGAGACGGCGCGGAGATCTCGAGGAACAACAGGATTCCGGATGTATCGGTCACGCGCTGCCGGCGCTCGGTAAAGGTTGTCATCGCAAGTACTCCACAACCGCGTCCATCCGATAGTCACCGGGCAGTTTTTCATCCGGCACCAGATCGCCCAGTGCACCGTTCTCGAACCGGGCCGTGATCTGCTTGCCCGTAAACGGGTGAATCAGCGTGAACCAGCCAATGCGCTTGATGTCTCCCATGTACCAGGTGTCGAACGTCTCCCAATCCACGATGCTGCTGAAGTACAGCACCATGGCCTGCTTCACGAGCACCTGCGTGTTCAGCAGGCGCTGCTTTGGCACACCCCGCTCCATCTCTGTCCTCAGCACGGACGGGTCAAAGGAGCGCTTTTGTCCGTCGAACATCACGCGGGCTACGGCAGGAAGGGAAGCCATCAGACACTGTCCTTCAGGCCGAATCGGCCTTTCATTCCCGAATACGTGGCACCGGATCCACCTGCGATGCGGCCGCCGATGAAGCTGTCGACCTGGCCAAGCAGAACGTCGATGTCGAATCCACCCTGCTCGTTACGACTGGCCGATGCGGTGGTGCCTTCCGGCGCGTTCAACACACGAACGTTGATGGATCCGCCGGAGAAGCCGGAGGGCGCACCTCCGCCGACAGGGCCTCCGTCTGCATAGCCGCGCAGGCCCTGCCGCATGGCCTCAACGATGCCAACGCCGCCGGCGCGGGCGACGTCAGCCTGAGACCAGACCACTTCGCCCTTGTGTACGACGCCCGCAGGCTCGTTCACAGCACCATTGCCGGTGTATCCACCGGAGGAGTACCCGCCACCCAGGCGCATTTTCTGGAACAGCTCGTTGTTGATGCTGCTCGTGCCGGAGGTGACGGCCTGATTTCCGGCTGCCGTGACACCGCCGCCCCACATGCTGGCAAAGGCATTGGCCACGCCCATGGTGGCCTGCCGGGCGGCTATTCGAGCCAGGTCGGCAAGTACCGACCTGGTGAGGTCGGAGAAGCTGAGCTTGCCAGTGGTCGTGAACTTTACCCAGGCATCTTCGAATCCACCGATTACGCCGCCCACCGCGCTGCCCATCTGCTCGGCGTAGTTGCTCGCCTCCTGCTGATAGTTGGCCCACGCAGCGGCCGCCCCGGACAGCCAATTGCCTTCAGCTTGGCGCAGCTCCTCATAACCGTCCTTGATCAGCTGCAGCCGGTCGAGCGTCTTCGCGTGAAGAAGCGCCTTCTCCTCCTCAAAGGTCACTTGGTCGATCTGATCAGCGTTCCGTTGAAGGCTCAGTTCCCTGAGCTTGTCCGCTTCATCTGCGATGGCATCGTTGATGCGCTGCTGAATCTCATACTCGCGATCCCCCATCCCGACGCGTTGTGCCTGGGTTGCCAGCTGTCGTGCAAGAGCTGCGTTGCTGGCATCGAGTGCTCCAGCGTAGGCCTTGACCGCATTCTCACGAGCCTTCGCGGTCTTTTCCTCCTCGGTCTTGAGAACATCCAGAGCCACGGCGCCCTCGATGCGAACCTTTGTAAGCCGTGCCTCCAGTTCGCCGATCTGGCGGTTCACACCGATTGCTTCCTTGCCCCCCACCGTCTGCTTTTGCAGATAGTCGATCTGCTGCTGCAATGACCTTGCCTGCGCTTCAGTGCTCTCCTGTGCGAATTCGCGCATCCGACTGTAGTACTCGGAAGCAGTAATTTCGCGTGCCGAGAATTGCGCACGCAGCAGCTGTGTGCCGGCAGTAATCTGGGCCTGCTCGGCGACCAAGTCATCCTTGTACCCTTGCAAGCTGGCAGCGCGCGTCGCCGACCGTTTCCGGTTTTTTGCTTCTCCTTGTACTTCTTCTCGATCGCAACGACGGCCGCCGCTCTGCGCTCTTCGATCACCTTCACCTGTTGGATCAGTCCAGCGGCTTCAGCTTGGCGCCGAACCTTTTCGGCTTCACCGTTAATTCGGGCGATTTCGTCTTTTTTCTTTTGTTCTTTACTGGCCTGCGAGTCGATAATCGCGTCGGTGCGTTGCAGATATTCAACGCTCGCGTCTTCTGCCGCCTCTACCTCGGCATCCTTGCGCTCTTTAATGAGATCGGTCGCCAGCGCCTTGATCTTGGCAGACCGCTCCTTTACGTCTTTCTCGAGCGCCGAGATAACCATCGGATTGCGGGCCATGGGATCCCTAGATGCTTCCAAAGCGCTCAGCCGGGCAACGTCACGACGGTTGTCGGCAAGCATCTTCTGCATTTGGTCGGCCTGCGGACCAAAGCCTGCATTCACCTGCATCGCATTCCAGGCCTTTGTGGCTTCCGTCCACAAGTCCTTGAAGCCGCGGATCACGGGGTTCTGGCTGGCGCGGACCTTTGCCAGCGCAATGACGGTTTCGTCTGCGGCTGCGCGGGTGATTACGGTCACCGCGTCCTGGTTACGCCCCTGCTCCTGCAGCGCCTTGACCTGCTCATAGAGCGCCACGGTCATGAAGCTGACCTGCTCGTTGAGTTTCTGGGCATTCTTGACCGGGTCTTCAGCCAACTTCGCATACAGCGTGATGGTGTCCTCCAGCGCCTGTCCGGTGATCTCCTTCATGGCCACCGCGGCGTTCGCAACGGCCTGAAGGTTCTGCGCGGCGATCTTCCCGTTCGATCCGACGGCCTGCGCCGCCTCCGCACCGGCGCCCGCAGACACCTTCAGCGCATCGCTGGTCTTCTGGGCCATGTTCACCAGCGTCAGCGTCGTCGCAGCCGCCTCGTTGCGCGACAGCACCAGCGCTTTGGTGTACGCCTCAGTCTGCTTCTCTGCGCTGTACCAAGCCACCACCACCAAGCCAACGGCAGCGGCGGCCACGGTGTAGGGCGTGACCAAGCCCAGCAGCGCGGACGACACGCCCTTCAGTGCCGGCTCGACGCCGCCGAAGCTGTCCTTGATCTGGCCACCCTGCTGCACCAGCACCGTGAAGAACGGCATGCCGCCCTGCAAACTGGTGAAGATGTCGGTGAACTGCGCAGGCAGCTGACGCATCGCCTGCGCGGTCTGGCCGGCGGAGACGCCCAGGTCGGTGATGTTGTTCTTTGCCGGCAGCGGCCGGGCCGCCTCGGTACGCACCTCGCGCAGCTGCCGGGTGAGGACACCCAGCCCCTGCCTGATGTCAGCCAGGTCCGCACTGATACGGACGCGCAGATTCGCTGAAGGGTCAGCCATGAGTGGTGGTTCCTTGTTTCTGCTGCGCCGTGGCTTGGCCGCTCAATGCGGCCAGGTACTTCTGCCAGTCCGCCGGCTCCGCCCCCATCGCCATGCGAGTGGCCACGGCGAATTGGGCGACTCGATCGAGGTCATCCCGAGCGGCGGCCTCCATGAAGCCGCGCAGCTGCGCCAGGGTGTATGTGATTACGTCTGGCAAACGGTGGCCGCGGGCGATCAGGTATTGGACGACGTCGCCGAGTCCGTACTGTCTTCCGCCTGCGGCTTGGCCTGCATCAGAAGACGACGCAGGCGATGGGCGAAAAAATCGCGATTGAGCCCGACGACTGCCTCGAGCAAGTCGGCGACTTCGTCCAGGGTGCCTCCGGCGATCCATTCCGCGTCACGGCCAACAGCAACGGCCAGTGCAGCAGCAAGCTCTGCGCTGTCCTGCTCGAGCAGGTCCAGCAAGATGGCACCGGTGGCGGCGGCCGGTGCCGTATCGACCGCGCCGGCCATCATCGCCACCCGGGCGATGATGGTGCGGCTTGCCGAGATGAAGGGCCCGATCTGCAGCAGGCGAAGAGGGGTTACCTGCAATTGCTCGCCGCGAAAGCGCACGGTGCGAGTCGGCGGGATGATCACGTCCAGTTCCGACACGGCTTACTTCTCCTGCTGCCAGTAGAAGTATGCCGAGATGTCCTGGCCGGTGGCCTTCGCGTTGTCCTTCAGCAGCTTGCCCGGCACGCTACCGGCACCGAATTCGTTGCCAATCAGGCCCATGCTCTCGATCACGCCGCCGGAGATCTTGTGCGCGGCCACGCGGACCATCTTTCCGCCACGAGCTTCATTGGCGCCGTAGAACTGAATCTCGTAGAACTTCTGCGAGGTGACCGCCGCTTCAACGTGACCCAGGTCCGCGTTCTTGAAGGTGACCTTGATGTTCGGCGTACCGGCCGCGGAAGGTGCTGCGATCGTTGAGCCTGCCGGGATGTACAGCATGCCGCGCTCAAAACGGTAGTCCTTGCCGGCCTCATAGGTCGTGGCGCCGGTCACTGGCTTAACCGTGGTCACCTCGCTCGCCAGACGCGACAGAGGCACAAAGCTGCCCGGCACGGCCAGCACCAGCTCATCGGTAACGGTGCCAGCAGCAATGCTGGTCGCCTTGCCGCGAGTTGCCCGGGCGAAGTTTGCCGGGTTGAAGTCGTGGAAGGTGTAGTTGAGGTTGTAGCCGGTCACGCGGTCGACGCTATTGGCGGTGCCGCCGCCTGGATTCTGGTTGTCAGCCAGTTCGATGGTGTTGGTCTGCGGCGCGATGGCGAACGCAGAGACATTCCCGACTTCCACGAACGGCTCTTTGCTGTTCCACTCGCGGATCAGGACGATGCCGCTGCCCAGGTAGCTGTAATCTTCGGCCATGGTGGCTCTCCAGTTGGGTTGCCGCTGTGCGGCGGGTTATTTCTTGGGGATGTGGGACTGGTAGGTGAGCAGTGCGCCCACCCAGCCGGCGCTGGCCTTCTCCGGCATCAGCGGCTCCATGCCGACGTACACCGGCACCTGGATGCCATCGGGGAAGTTCCGGGCAACTTCGCGGCTGTCCATGGCCGCCTCGATATCGGTCACCAGGTCGTCCAGCGCCTGTTGGTAGCCCTCCGTGTTGGCTGGCACCTTGGCGATGACGCTCACGGTCGTCAGACGGTGTGTGGTGGCCTTGGAGGGGGCCTCCGGGCGCTGCTGCTTCTCGATCACGGCCGTCAGCACTGCCTGGGTGTCCTGGTCGCCCGGTGTCGGTTCCAGCGTCCACCCGACACCGGCATCGGTCAGGTAGCCGTTCTTGGTGCTGATCATCCGCAGCGTTGTGCCCATGGCGACCAGCAGCTGGCGCCGAGGGCTGGGGATAGGCTCAGACACTGGCCACCTCCCACACCGCCGTCGACTCGTCGGCACGGATCTTCTGCACCAGCTTGAGCCGGCGGCCGGTGCCGTCGATTCGTACCACGCCACCGGTGCGCGGAGTGATCTCGGCCAGCTGTAGCGTGACCCGGTCGATGGTGGTCGCGATCGGCACCACATCATCCGCTGTGAACTGCTCGACGCCCTCGTCCAGCAGCACCGTGCACGGCACCCCTGCGGAGGTGCCGGGCTCGTGGTAGTGGGCAGCATCGGCAACGCCGGCTGCGCGGAAGGCTCCGAACGCAATTGCGTCGAGGGCCTGCATGAAAGCTCTCTGGTTCAAGGCAAGGGCCTCGCGGTTTCCATGGCCTTCTCCAACTCGCGCTTCAGGAAGAAAGGCATCAACCGCCTCCAGGTGTCCTCGGCCATGCCGAAGATGTCGTATCGCGGGGTGTAGGCGGCTGTGTTGGTGAAGATGAAGATGGATCGGACGCCGGATCCGCGCCCGATCCGCTCATAGATGCCCGGGCGCAATGAACCGCGGCGCTTGGTGATCACGAAGTACTCGCCATCACGGTTGTTGCCCCTGCCCCGTCGCCGCTTCCGGCTGACAGTGGTCTGGTTCTGGTATCGGTCTCGCTGGGCGCCAAGCTGCGACAGAATCTTGGTGACCTGGCCGGCCGGCACGTTGCCGAACTGGTTCTCCTGGGCGCCGCGCCCGATTACCGCAAACTGCGTCGGCGACAACAGGCCTCGGCTTTGCAGCAGCCGCTCGAAGCCCTTCCGGCGCCTTTGGCCGCCATCCACCTCGGCCAGAAGGTACTTCGCCGGCGGCGTGCCCTTGAATGCCTCGTCCCGAATGAAGATTTCTGCGTAAGGCTGCGCCCTGGTTGCCTTGCGGTACATCGCCGCATTGACCGTTAGCGGCGTCGGCCGGTCGAATACCCGCGGCGCCTGGCGCTTCCAGCGCTCGCGGATCTCGTAAGCCACCTTGTTGGCGGCCTGCGATGCGGCGTAGGGCAGTTGGGACTGTTCCAGCTCGGTCAGCTGTCGCCCGAAGGCATTGTCGGGATCGACCCCGATCTTGATCTGGGCCATACATCCTCCTGCCCGGCCCGCCGAAGCGGGCCAGGCACTGCTGGCTTACTTCGCGCCGGCCTTCAGGCGGATCACCGCATCCGGTCGGGTGTTGATGTTCAGCGGGTTAGACTGGCTTTCCAGTTCGATGCCCTTATCCATGCGCAGCTTGGCGGTCTTGCTGTAGTACGGCAGGCCGACACCGCGCACGGTTTCCAGGTAGTCCGCCGGAGCGAAGCGGGTCAGGAACATGTCCGGTACACCCAGCGGGAACGCGATCGCTTCGCCATCGGGAATGGCGAGCTTTCCGCCCGTGCTGCCCGGCAGCTCTTCGAACACGACGTCGCCGAAGACGAAACCCTTGCGCAGATCCGTGCGAAGCGCAGCGCCGTCCTGCCAGCGCTTGTAGGCCTCTTCGACGTCCGGGTGGTCCACCAGTGAATCGAAGAAGCCAGCGCTGCACAGCACGTGGACGCCGGTGTACGGCACCCCGCCGAGCTTTTCCTCGATCGCACGCTTGATCGAGACCGCCTTGGTGCGGACCTTGGTGTCCTGCTTGTTCAGTTCCATGCCGATGATGATCTGCTTCACGCCGAACTCGTCATAGAAGTCCACGATCAGCGAGCCATCGGCGTCCATCAGCTTGCCCTGCAGCGCACCCAAGCGGTGATACTCGATGGTGTAGTCCAGATCGCGTTTGTGCAGCGCCTGTAGCCGGTTCACCACGGCTGCCACGTTGTTGCCTTCCGCATCGTTGATCGGATCCCAAACGCCCAGCAGCTGATCGGCCATGACCGTGGAGCGCTGCGGAAGGTGAGTGGTTTCCAGCAGCTTCACCTTGCCGCGGTCCAGGCCCTTGGGCTGGCCCGGCGCGCCGCGCGGCACGTTGGGCACCAGCACCAGCTTGTTGTTCTCGATGCCGATCTTCACGATCGTGGTGCCGACCAGGCCTTCTTCTTGGAACAGGCGCATATCGCCCAAGCGAGTGACGATGCGCGGCAGGTTGTTGATGTAGGCGTTGAGGGCATCGAAGCCCAGCACGCCCAGTGCCAGAAGGGTTTGCAGATCCATAGTTGTCTCTCTCTTGGGTAAGGGGTACGAAAAAGGCCCCGCCGAAGCGGGGCCTTGTTGGGGGCGGGTGAGCAGGCCTGCGGGTTACGCAGCGGCGACGGTGATGGTGTCGCTGGTGGCTTCGTCCAGGTCCGCGGCGGTCACCTTCAGCGTGTAATCGCCAGCGGCGCTCAGCGTCGCGGCGTCCCAGGTGATGACGCCGCCCACCGCGGCCTTCGCGCCGCCGCCCGACAGATTGCCGGTACCGGTGGCCTTGGCCAGCGTGGCGCTGACGGTGCTGCCGGTGACCAGGGCGCCGAAGACGTCCTTCACGTGCGCCACGATCGGGCCCAGCACAACACCGGCGGTGCCGGTCAGCGGTGCGGACACGAACACCAGGTGATCGGCGGTATTCGACGCGATCGGCTGCTGGGTCCAGCGGGTGATGATGCCGGATTCGGCCAGGCTCAACGCGGCCAGCAGCTTCTGATCAGCGGTGACACCGCTGGCCCATACCAGCTTTTCGCCGAACACTTCGGCGTCGCGCGCGATCGCCGCTCCCTTGACGGCCAGCGCCGCGGAATCGGTGCCCGTATCGATCGGGCCGTACAGCACCTTCACCGCGTCGGTGCCGTTGGCGGCGACGGTGTTGTCGGCCTTGAGCAGGGTGCCGGCGGGCAGCATGCCTTGCCCGGCCGGCAGACGGATCAGTTCACGGCTGCGCTCGCCGCCCGCTTCGGACAGCAGGAATTCGCCGGTACGGGTGCCGGCCAGGGAGATTTCCATCGTCAGTTACCTCGTTGCTTGTAGATGTGATTAGGGTTCAGCTTCGCCTTGTTGTCGGCGGCGCGTTGATCGGCCATGGAAGCCGGGTGTGCGGTGATGACCTGTGTGGTGCGGCCTTCCTCCGCCTTCATCGACAGCAGCTGTGCACGCACCGTGTCGAGGTCGGTGTTCTTCTCGATGAAACTGGCTGCCAGAGTGTCATCGCCGCGCAGTACAGCAGCGCACGCGTCCTGGACTGCGGTCGCGTATTCGATGGCGGTGGCCGCCGGCTCGCCCGCCTGCGCGGGCCGACGCAGCACGGCCACAGCGAGTGCCGGCGGTAGGTCACTGGAAGCGACCGCTGCGGCCAGCGCTGCCGCCGGGTTCTCCACTACGGGTGCAGTCGATGCCGGACTAGCTTCGGGCGCCGACGGCGTGACCGTTGCCTCGTTGCCGTCATCCGGATCAGGGTCACCGGCGGCAGGCGGCGCCGCCGCTTCGCTGGCACCGAGGTGCGCGACCAGGTCGTGCCAGGTGCCGAGACGGGTAGCGAAGCCCACTGCCACGGCGGCCTGGCCGCGGTAGCAGGCCGCCTCGGTGGCGCGCACGGCCTCAGCCTCCATGCCGAGATTCCGCGCCACGGTGTCCACGAACATCGTGCGCATGTCCTCCAGATCGGCCATGGCCTCAGCGTGTGCTTCCTCGCTGAGCGGGAAGTTGGGGTCAAAGTCGACCTTGCGGGCACCTGCGAACAGCGGGGTCACCTTCAGACCGATCTGGGCGTTGTTGCCGCTCCAGTCTTGGTGATAGCAGACCACGCCGACCGATCCCACGCCGCTGGTACGGCTAACCCAGATCTCGTCGCACGCCGAAGCGAGGGCGAAGCCTGCGGAGTAAGCCTTGTCATCGACTAAGGCATATACCGGCTTTCGGCCACGCGCTTCGAAGATGTGGTCGACCAGGTCGAAGCAGCCCGACGCCATACCGCCCGGCGTATCCAGCCGCAGGATGATGGACGTCACCGCATCGTCGTTCAGCAGTTCGTCGAAGGTGTCGCGCACCGCGGCATAGCTCACCGGCCCCGGGCCGCTGGCGCCGGGCATCGGTCGGTTCACCATTGCGCCGGACAGGTTGATCACACCGATCAGGTTCTGGGCGACGCCCACCGGCTGCCCATCGGGGCCGGACACTTCGAAGCGGTCGGCCTTCAGCACGCTGTCGTCGCTGGTGACCTTCCCTTCCAGATAGCCGCCAACCAGTGCTTCGCCGATGGCCGGCTGCACCAGCAGGGGCTGATTGAGGACCGCGGCAGCGAGCGAGGCCACCACGGGCGCACGGCTGCCGCGCCCCAGCATTCGGGCCAACAGGCCAGGCTTACTCGTCATCGTCATTCCCTTCATCGTTGTTGGCGCCAGAAACGCCGGGTTCATCGTCCTGCCGGGCACCGGAGGCGTTGGTTCGCCTCGGGTCACTGTCGTATCGAAGCCCGGCCTCGTCTGCACGCTGGTTGTCCAGCGCCTGCTCGGCATCGACCTGTTCGGGATCCTCGCCGGCGCTCAGCACCACCTTGCTGCGCGATTTGAAGCCTGCCCGCACCGCCTTGAGTTCGGAGGTGACGTCCTGCACCGGGTGGCTCCAAGGCCAGCCCTCGGGCACCCACAGGGTTTCGGTCACGTCATCGCGCAGGGCCGCATAGCGCGGCACCTTCAGCAGACCCGACAGCACCGCCTGGTCGATGAAGGCGTCGCGGACCCGCTGGCAGAACATCGGGATCATGAAGAGCCACTGGTCCTGCTCGATCACCCGGCGGAACTCATTGAGGATCAGGCGCAGTGCGCGGTCGGAGACGTTGCGTAGGTCGCCGGTGAGCACCTCGTAGGGCACGTCCTGGCTGGCGCAGATCGCCAGCAG